CGCGTATCCGCCGCCTCGTCGCCGCTATCGCCGCACAGAGCAATCGCCGGCACGACCGAAATCAACGTGTAACGGATCGCCGGCCAGACCGGAACCGCGCCCGTCTGCGGGAACGTGATCGGATAGACGCGATTCGAAACAAGCGACGAGAGCGCCGTATAGAGGTCGGTTTCTACACTCATGCTTTCGCCTTGTTCGCCTTTTCGATCCGTTGCTGCAACCGCTTGACTATCGCGTCAAGAGCTTCCGACTTGCCGGAATCAAACGCCGGCCGCATGAACGGTTGAGCCGACATCTTTACGGTCCCGAACTCGTTGAAGATGCCGACCTGGTACGGGTTCGGAGCGTCCGCCAGCACCTTCGCGCCCTTGTGCCTGACCGTGACGGCGTGCTGCGACGTCAAGCCTTTGTCCGGCCGACGCTGGCGCCGCACGATGATCGAATCCCGCATGTATCCGGGCGGAATGTTCGGCGTCAATGCCGGATCGGAAACTGGCGCCTTCTGAACCGCGCGTTTCTTGATGACTTGCGCGCCTGCATTGGTCGCGGCCCGCGCTACCTTTTTCTGAATGTCGGCGTCGAGTTCCTTCAGCAACGCGCCAAGCTCGCGCAGCCCCTTGACCTCAACCCGTACCGGACTGTTAGCCAAGATTCGTCCCCGACTTCGCCAGAATTTCGAGTTCGCGGTGCCCGGTCCGAATGTGCGCGATGCTTATCAGGTCGTAATAGGTTTCCTTGTAGCGAATTCGCCAATCGGTTGTCATCGCGTCAAGTGCTTCCGACCATCGCATCCGAATCCGCGTGTCCATCTGCGCCGCGTTCAGCCCGTTAAGCAAAGCCTCGCGCCCGCGGATAGGTTCGATCGATGCCCAGACCTCCGACAGTTCGACGAAGTCCGTGATTTCCTCGCCGGTCGCATTCTGCGTCGTCATAGGAACGTCGATCGCAACGCGCCGATTCTGTTTTCCGGCTTGCATCTAATGTTCCATGTGAAACATTTACGCCCACCCTCTGCGTACCCGGTCTTTGTCCAGGAACGCCCTAGCGCCGAGCGGAATCTCGGTCAAGGATGCTGTTATCGTTGTCTCGCGATTCTCGTACAGGTGCCCGAGCATCAGCAGGATTCCGATTTTGAGGGTCGGCGTTATGACAAAGCCGGCCGGACTGTCGTTCGGAGGCGTGTAGCCGGTGACGTAGCGGACGCGGACATCGTTGTATGTGCCGCGCGATGTCGGCCACGCCTCGACGCCGTAGGCAAGCTGCACGCGCGCCGGCCAGGTGTCGGAGTTCAGGACGTAATCGGCCGAGGACATCGTTTGCTCGACGTCGTCCGCGTCGACATAGACGATTGATTCGACACTCTGAACCGGCCCGAACGGGAGTTCGAAGTAGGTCGACGGGAACGAAGTTCCGACCAGTTCCAGCGTTTGCGTTGACAGCGACTTCCCGACGTAGCCCTCGGCCCAATTCCGCGCCGCCGGGATGCCGATATTTTCCAGCCAGTAGTCGTCGCCCGATACCGTGACCGGAGGACTGTCCTCGTTCGGGAACGTGTCGATGCGCAAGTGGTGCCAGGCGTCTTCAATCGTGATCGGTTCGTCCGCGAATGCCGGCGCCGTGATGACGCGCACGCTATAGGTCGCAAGCAGCGCGGTCCATTCGGCGCAAGTCAGGTCGCAAAGTGTCATTCGTTCACCCAAAAGACTTGATGCAGGGTTGACTTCTGAATCGGTACGCCAGCCTCGACAATCGCGCGCTTGACGCCGGGACAATGCGCCCACTGATAGTCGTCAAACACAGCAATCCCGCCGGGCACCATATGCTGCCGCAACCACTTGATCGCGTCCGCGGTGCTGGCATGGAAGTCGAAATCGACATGCGCGAAGGCGACCCGGATATCCAGCCCGCGCGCCGAGTCGGGGAACAGCCCGCGGCAAAGTTGCACATTCGGCGGCATTTCCGCCCGCATCGCCTCGAAATCGCAGTCGCGGAAGTCGCCCGGATTGTGCGGTTCGTCCTTGTTCCACTTCTCGACCGGCAGCCCGTCCCAGGTGTCGAACCCGTAGCACATCCGGTCGGGATACGTTTCCGCCATGATCTTCAGCGTTCCGCCGTGATAGACGCCGAACTCCACAATCGCGCCCTCATGGTGGACTGCGCGTTGCAACAGTACAAGCAAATGCTCGAGCTTCGGCCCGCCGATCAACGTCTTCAACACAACATGCTCCGCAAGATTTCCACAACGTCTTCCTCGTCCGGCTGCCTCGCGTGCGCGAAGGGCGGCTCGCGGTCCATCAAGTCCCCGATGTCGATGGACGGAATTCCGAACTCCTCGCACGCCAACGGCCGCGAATCGGTCGCGACCATGCCGACGGCACACCCGACGGAAGCCGCCGGGATCGCCGCGTGCAACCGGAACGAAAGCACTCGATCGAGCGACGAATACAGACGCAACAGCGCAGCCGGATCGGAAACGAGGGTCGACCGGACTCCGACCGCGCCGAACCGTTCGTAATCTGACAACGCGCAACTAATCACGTCCGCGCCTTCCAGCCTCCCGAGACAGGCCCGCACGCAATCAAGCGGCCAATCCATGTCGTGAGTCCCGAGCACGACAGCCGTTCCGGACCGCTTCGCCGCCTGTTCCCAGGGAACATCGAGGCGCGCCCACCAGCTAGAACACGGCAGCAAGGTCGACGACGCTCCGGCATCGCTGTAGATGCGCTGCATCAGCCGGTCCCGCGTGATGCGCGCGTGAATCTGCTTCGCCGAGTGCATCGCTTCCGCATTGGCGCCGTGACTCGCAATCCTCGTTGCCATTTCTTCGAGCGTCGCCGCCGGGTCATACCAGTGCGTCGCGCCCGCCCATCCATCAATGACCCTGACGCCAGATCGCTGCGCCGCGACCAGCCTTTCCCATATGCCGGACTCCCACCATTCCGTCGCGCAAGTGCTGAACCGCGGGTTGCCGCAGATAATCAAGGCGTCGCAGTCCTGCGCAGCCGCCCAATGCGCAGCGTTGTCGCGCAGCATGTCGATCGGCACAAACTCCGGACCCTTGATAGCCTGCCGCACCAGGTAGCGAATCCCGGCGGTAATCATTTCGCTGCCCGGATTGCTATGCACTCCCTCGTAGATCGGTGTTACCAGTCCTACTCGCACCCGATCCCCTTTAGGAAATCCCTCAGTGCGTGAACCGCTTTCGGCATGTCGACCCGCTTCCGGCAGTTGTGATGATGCGTCCAGCACGGGCAGGGGCGAATCGGTTCAATCGGTAGCCATTTAGTGAACGCCGCGCCAGAGGAAAACGAACTTTTGTCCTCGTACCCGCCGAACACGGTAACGGTCGGCGTCCCGATCGCCTGACCCATGACCGTAATGAATCCCGGCGCCCCGAACAGCAACGCGGACCGCTTCGCCAGTCCGAACAGCGTTTCGATATCAAGTTCGCCGCGGTGGAACACGGCATCCGCCTTCGCTTCCGGCCCGACGGTCCACTCGACGTCTTTCACCAGGTCCGCGACGCTGACGACGAAGAACCGGCGCCGGATCATTTCGTACAGTTCGGCGTAATTGCCCTCGTCCGGGTTCCGCGTTAGCCCGCCGGTCCATTCCTTGCGGTTGACCAACGGCCGGAAGAACATCAACGGACGGTCCGGTTTCAATTCATTTAAAAGCTCGTCAGCCTTTGAAAGCCATTCCGCTTTGACCGGCAGCCGGAAATCGCCAGGCGGCACACCGCACATATGCGACATGGCGCGCAGGACGGACCCGCGTTCCTTCACTTCCCGCGGAGGGTAGTGAACCCGCAGGACAGGGGCGCCGGCCGGCGGACGTTCGCGCGTGAACGCTTCCGCCTCGCGCGCTTGATTCTTCAGTTGCGTCCGCAATCCCTGTTCGCCGCGCGGCAGGCAACGAATCGCCGGCATGTCCCAATAGACGCACGGCCACGACGTTTCGAGCCAGATTTCGCGCGTTTTCCCAAGTTCGCGCAGGACCGACCGTTGATGGAGGTTGTCCCCTAGCCCGTGCATCCCCTGAACGATCAGAGGACGCAGTCGAGGCTCGCTTTCGGGAAGCACGTCAGAGCCGACGACGGGGAGCAATTGAACACTTCGATCCCCCGTTCCGTCAGATGCGGCGCCAACCCGTTGAAGTATCGAATCCATCGTTTAAAGGAGGAGGGTCTAGGATTGTTCAGTCCGTCAGGGTGCGCGCCGTGCCAGTGCCCGCCCTGCATATCGAGCCCGAGTAAGAGGATTCTCTTTGCGCCAGCAAGCGCGGCAATATGGATTGCTGCATAGCCAGAATTTGCCCCTGTCCGAATCTGCGTCGGTTCATCAATGAATCCGTGTGAGCCGCCGTGCCGCAGGACCAGCACACCAGGCGGAACGTTCGGATGCACTCCGCGAATCTGTTCGCAACTGACCCGCAAGCCGGGACAATCGAAAACGTCGGCGTACTCCGGATGCAGCCAAAAGGCAGAATCCGAGCAATAGATAACGTCCGCGTCGGGCGCTATCCGGTAAGTCGCGTTCGTCACGATGCGCGGAAGGTGCTTCACTGCCGCCGCTTGATCCGCTGTGAGGGACGGACCGGATGCCATCACGGCGACCGTCGCGCCCTCCCACTGGCGCGGGATGCTCCAATAGTTCAAGCTGAATCTTTGCCATCCCGCCCGCGCCGCGCGAGCAAGTCCCACGCCTTTGAATCGCCCGGCTTGTCGGTCGTCACTTCGCGCGCGATCCAGCCATTGCCGGACCACTGGACGACGTCGCCCTTCTCGTAGGTGATCGCGTCGCGCCATACGCCGCGATGCGCCGGAATCGCCGCCTTCGCTTGCTGCTTCTCGACCCTGCCGTCGCTGTATTCGAAGGCGAGTTCGAACGTGCGGCCGTCCGACAGAAGTGCCGCCTTCACATCAGCCAGGCCGGCAACGAGCGAGCGCCAGCCCGCCGCCTTGTAATCGCCGTCGATTACGCGATCGGTCGTGCGTTCCGCGTACATGATTCCACCGCGACACAGCGCGTGCGTTCCGCGCGGGTAGGACTTGGCAGAGTCGAACTCGACGTAGTCGATTGCCGAAGCGTCCCGCCCGTTTTCGCCGTTGATACCGTCGATTCCGTCCTTGCCTTCGCGTCCATCACGCCCCGCGGCGCCCGACTTGCCGTCGATGCCGTCGAGACCCTTTTCGCCACGTTCGCCGGGTGCGCCATCCTTGCCGTTCAGACCGTCGCGACCGTCCTTACCGTTTAGCCCGTCGCGGCCATCTTTGCCGTCGATGCCGTTCGCGCCGTCTTTTCCATGGATGCCGTCGGCGCCGTCCTTGCCGTTCATGCCGTCGGTGCCGTTCTTGCCGTCTATTCCGTCGCGCCCGTCTTTCCCCGGAGCACCATCGACGCCGTTCTTTCCGTCAACGCCGTTTGCGCCGTCGGCGCCGTCCCTGCCCGGTGCGCCGTCAACGCCGTCGCGCCCATCCTTGCCGGCAGGGATCGCCTTGCGCAAACGCTCGACGATCGCGTCGGGGTCGATGTCGGTCTGGCGCGCCTCTAATACCTCGATACGCTTAAGGAGCTCGCACTCGCGCCTATCGATAAGCATCTTCATCGAAGCGTAAAGGTCGGCCGCGAACCGTTCGGCGTCAATCATTTGCAGACTTTCATAATTGGCCGGCGAATGCGAATCACTCGGCCCATGGGGTATACCCGGTCGGAGGCGAGTAACTGAACTCGGCCGTCGTCGTGCGCAGGGTGAAGTTATAGGTGCCGCCGCCCCACGATTGGTGCGCAGCGATACGGAAGGCGCCTGCAAATGTGCTCAGAATTACGCTGCCATTGGCGACGTTGTTCTTGTAGAAGTAGACCGTCTTACCCGCGACATCGACCGCAACGCCGACGACATCGCCCGATGCCCAACCGGCCGCGCCGTTGTTATTCGACGTACCGCCGCTGACGTTGCCGCTGCCACGCTGGAGCATATTCGGCGGCGTTTGCGTGCCGCTGTTAGGGTCTTGCGCTGCGCCAGCGATGCCGATGAATCCGAATAGCGTGGACTGCGTGCCGATCAGCGCCTCGAAGTACAAAAGGCCGGATGACTTGCTATCGACGGACAAGGCCCATTGACCGTCGAAAGCGACGTTCGCGGTCAGGTCCCCATTCGAGAGCGTGACGTTTGATCCCTTGTTTGCCGGGTCCCATGTATCCGGCGTCGCTGGCGCTGCCGATGCGCCGGCCGCAAGCAAAATCTGCGCAACCGTCACGTTAGCCCGGCGCCGTTGATGACCCATTTCGTCGAGGCCACCTTCAGCGCGGTCGCTATACCGTTCGCGGCAAGCGTGCGACTCCCGGTCGTTCCGGCGCCGGCCAGGGTCAACGTGTCCGAAGTAATCGCGATCGTGACCGTGTTCACTTCGTTGACGAAAGTAATCGCCGTTCCGACGGGGTACGCGACGTTCGCGTTACTGTCGATCGTGAAGGTGCGCGGATTGTCGTCGCTCGAGGGGTGATAGATATGTTTCCCCGCGTCCGACAGGACCGTCGTGTATGCGGCGCTCTTGCTGTTTTGCGGAATGCTGCCGTCGGACTTGGCGTTTATCTGCGTCTGAATCGCCGACGTGACCCCGGTCAGGTAGCCGAGTTCCGTCGCCGTCACTGCCGACGCAGCGATATTGCCGGCCACGTTCGAGACAAGAGCGCGCGATGCCGTCAGGGACGGCAGCGTTACAAGGCCCTCATTCAATACGATGTCGTCCAGGTAGAACCCGACGTTCGCGCCGCTGCCGATGATCGTGATTCGCAGCGTCGTGACGAGGTTTCCCTGAGGCACGCTGAACGCGGAAATCGGAACTACGATCTGTTGATAGCTGCCCGTTAGCGCCGAGTTGAACCCATACAGACCGTTGCTTACCGTTACCTGAGCGCCGCGGAGACTTGTGCCGCTGTACCAGCCAAGCCGGAAAGCCTTGTTCGTCGGGAATGCTGCCTTAACCCGCACATAGAAGACGACCGTATTCATGATCGCCAAGTCGACGGTTCCAGCCGCCGGCTTGACGAAGTTGACATAGGCATTTGCCGCAACGTTCGTGCCTTCTACGTCATAGGTCCCGGTCCGCGGATTGCTGGTCGAGTTGACGACGATCGTGCCGGCCGAAGGCGTCGCGGTCCATTCGGCATTCTCGGCGTAGATGCTGGTCTGATTGATCTCCGGTTCGGTCGTCGCGGCCGAAACGTAGACGATGCCCAGGCGAAGATGAATGGCGGGATCGATCGTCGGTTCCGCCGGGTTCGCCGACGGGGTGCCGTCGATCGAGGAAAGCAGTCCGTCGGCATCCAGTACGAGAACGTCGATCCGGTCGAGCGTGGCATCGGCGGCGGTCAGGGTGACGGTATCTGTCGACGACGAGACAGCGACGCCGCTTATGTAATAGGTCGCCGCGCCGACTTCGTACTGATAGCCGGTCAGCCATGCGACCGTGGCGCCGCTGACGAGATACGTCCCGACGCCCGACGTACTGTCGTCGAGCCCGGCAACGGTGGCGGCAAGCTCCTCGATCGCCGCTTGCACATCATCCGAGGCAATTGAGCCGGCCGGCGTGAACGTGATGTCTTCGGCCGCGATGGAACCCGGCGCCGGAGTACCCGGCGCGGCGAACGTGCCGTCTTCCCGGAGAAAGCGCGCGATGTCGCCGTCGACGCCGCCGGATGCCGGAACGAAACCCGCCTTCATGCGACTGAACGGGCGCAATGTGCCGCCGCCGCCCGCCGCCGCCGTCCCGGTCTTGCCCTCCGGGCCCTGAAGGTCGACCCACTGGCCCCATTCGTTAAGGGTCAGTTGGAAGCGCAGCCGCGTTCCGTCCCATTCATGCGCCGGGACCGGACCCGTAGCGCCGTCCTGACCGGGTTCGCCTCGCGGTCCCGGTTCGCCCTTCGGTCCAGGTGGCCCCTGCCGTCCGGGTTCGCCGGCTTTCCCGTCGAGTCCCTTCAGTCCCTCCGGGCCAGACGGACCGGCCGGCCCGATCGGACCCGGCAGCCCATTTTTGCCGGCGCGCCCGTCGCGGCCGTCCCGGCCGTCGCGGAAAACGACCTCGTCAGGCATTCGCCATTTCCTTGAGCACCCGCCGCGCAAATGCTCCGGCGACGTCATAAAGCGCGCGCTGTTCCGCTTCGTCCTCGTCTTCCGGATCAGGTTCGGAGGGGGTCGGGGGGGAAGGTGGGGGGGTTGCCGTCCTGAATGGATCGGCCGATGCGTCGCGCTTCGCCAGCGCCTCGAGCGAGTAATTTTGCTGTTGAATGAGGGGATTCGCGCCGCCGACGACCGGGGGAAGGTTCAGCTTTGCGCGCGCCTCGTTCGGGGCATAGATCGCCGCGCCGATTCCTTTGGATAGCGTGTCGATCTGAGTCGCCGAGTCCATCCGCAGCAAAACGTCCAGGTCGAACTCGACGCCCATTTCCAGGGACAGGTCGAGCCCTTCGTCTATGCAGAGTTCGATCGCTTCGATAAGGGTTTGCAGCGTGTCGGAGTAATACTGCGCGTTCAGCGCCTCGACGTTGTTCGAAACCGGAACCGGACCGGCGTTGATCTTGTAGAGCGGCACGCCGAACGCGCGGGCGACGTCCTCCGCCGTCCAGCGCAATTGCTCGATCATCTGCGCCTCGTCGGCGGTCATGCTGATCTTTTCGTACTTGACGCCGTTTCCGAGGATCGCGACCGAGCCGCGGTTCGCGCCGGAGAAGTTCGTCCGCCACTGCGCTTTCCACTCGTCCGCCTGTTTGTCGGTGATGTCGCCGGGAACGGACAGCACGCCGGAGGGATTCGCGCCGTTTTCGAAGAAGGTCGCGGACTGCAATTGAATCCGCCGGCCCTGCGTTGCTGCCATGCCGCACGCGTACAGCGGCGAGACTCCGCAAAGCGGGTGAAAAATCGGGTTCATCAGGTCGTGAATGATTTCCGACGCCGGTACATTGACCTCGGTCGTCACGCCGGACAGATCATCTTGCGCCAGGGTGTAGAAAACGTCGCCCGACTTCGTATACCGAACCTTGACCTTGTGCGGGTCGAGAACGTACAGCTCCGTCACGATCCCGCGCCCGTCGCGAGCCTTCAGGATGTAAGCGTTGCCGGCGATGAGTTTCGACAGCAGCCAGGTGACGAAAAACTGTATCCGGTTCTGGTAGCCGTTCGGTTTCCGGAGCACTTTCCAAAATGGCGATGCCGCCTCGACTGTCGCCCATATGCCGTCAGTGTCTTTACGGATGAGGTTTAACGGCATCTTCGCGATGTCGTTCGAAATCCGGCTCACGCAGGCGTAGACCGCGGAAAAGGCGAGGACGGTATTCGAGTCGTCGCATTCCATGTTGCGCTGCCATGCGCCCGTAAACCAGTCGCGCCCGGATCGACCGACGGTCGACCAGTGTCCGCCCGACGGGACGGACGTGTCCTTGCGGACCAGCGCGAGCGGCGATCGCAGCGTAAGGCCGAAAAGCTTCATTCCTTCGGCGCCTTCGGGCGCGTCAGGACAGGCCGGACAGGTTCAGCGGTCGCCCAGGTGGTGAGGCGTTCCTTGCTTGCTACCTCCGGCGACTTCGGGAATTCATACGGCTGCGGCGCCTCGCGCTCGACGGCCGGCTCGAATGTCTCGGCGGTCAAGTCCTTGCGCTTGTAGGCGCGCTTTTCCTTCACTTCGACGACCGGCGCAACCGGCACGGCAGGCGTGGCGCGCGTCGCGCGGCCCCTCTTTTCCAGTGCCTTCGCCTTGTCTTCATCGACCGAGAACCGTTCGCCCTTCTTTATGAGCTTGCCGGCGAGCATATGCCACGACTTCGAAATGAGATCGATTTTCATTACCGGCGCGCTCCGATGTTGGAATAGAAACCGGCGCCCGAAGGCGCCGGGTTACAGCAGGGGCAGCGAGAAGCCAGCCCCGAAGGCAGCTTATGCGCTGCCGTAGTTGACGGTATCGACCAGTGCAACCGAGCCCGACCGCGCCCGCGACCAGTTGATATCGCGCTCCACGCGGAACGCGACGCCGTTCGTTTGGAACATCGAAACGAAGGGCGCCGTACCGGCGACGGTCGCAACCGACGAACCGTCCGGATTGTCTGCCATCTGCAGGGTCGCATCTTCCGACAGGTCGATCGAGAATCCGCCTTCGTCCGCGACCAGGATTTCCGACGCCTTGACAGCGATAAGCAGCGACCCGGCAGTAACCGACGGAACGTAGTCGGAAACGACCAGCGGAACGCCAGGCATCAGGAAGCCGCCGGTCATCGTGACGCCGGGGAATTCCGGCTGGCCGAGGCCGTTCGTCATCAGGGAAAGCGCGATCGCGGTCGTCGTGTCGGTGATGAACACGAGATTGCGGATCGGTTTCGCGAGAGCGTTCATCAGGGTCGCGATGTCTTCGCGGACGTCGTCAGCGGTATTGCCCGCCGATGCCGGCGACGTAACGCTGTTCGTGATGGACGCAGGCGAAATGCCAGCGTCGACCGCCTTCGCCGGGTCGATGAAGTCGGTATCGATGCGGCCGATCAGTGCTTGCGTCAGTTGATCGCGGATGTGCATGTCGGCATTGACGCCGCTGTACTTGAAAAGCTTCTTCGTCAGGACGAGGATGTTCGCAGCCGTGAGGGGCGGGAGGCTCGTCTTGTCGTAGTCGAATGCGGTCAGCGGCTTGGCCTTGCCCTCGCCAACCCAATAGCCCGCGCCGCCGCCCGTCTGAATCCCGACAGGAGCGTAGAACGGAACCGTGCGCAGGCCCGGAACTCGGCCGATGATCGTCTGTGGGCGGAGGTATTCGAGGAACTCCGCGAACGGTCCGCCGTCGGTCGTCATCAGGTCGGCGCCCCAGGTGCCCGAAATGGTCGAGCCGGCGACGACGACCGCCTTGAAATGGTTCACGACGCGGGGATCGTCCTTGTACATTTCCGCCGCGATTTGCGCCGCAACATGGCGCGAGCCCTTCGCCTCGTAAATGCAACGCGCGACGCGCGCAACGGAAATGCCGGCCGGGTCGTTCGACTTTTGGTGCGTGATCCCGGTCGACTGGCTGACGACTTTCGTCGTGCCGTCGTTCGCCTTGACGACCGTCGACGCCGCTGGCGCCTCGATGTCGGCGAAAGCCTTCAGGCGCGACAGGTGCGCGTCGAGCTTCTTAACGTCGTCCATGCCGTCGTCAAATTGCGTTTGCTCGTCGGCGTTCAGGGTGCGCGACTCGGCGTCGGCCTTGTCGTTCAATGCTTTCAGTTCAGCCACTTTGGATGCGCGTTGCGCCTCGGCCGCGGCGATGCTCTTGGTGCTCATCGTCTATTCCTTCGGAAATTGGAGGGGGATTGAATACGCGGCCGAACTTCGAGCCAAGGGGGCAATACGGACAACGTCGGCGCCCATCGGCGCACTGGTATCGAATGCCTTCACGGATTGAATGGAAGCACTCGCATTTGCTGGAATGGTCACGGCGGAAAGCTCGAGCCATTCCCAGGACTTGAAACGGACGCCGTAGGACCCCTTAATGGGTTCGACGTCATGCCCGCGGAACCCGATCGAAAGGCCGCGCACAAGCCCGCCTTTGATGAGTTTCCAGGCGCGATCGATGTCATCCGTCACGCCGCGCGCGACTTGCGCGATTACCTGAATCCCTTTGTCGGTCACGGTCGCCTGCGTAACGTGCCCGATCGGCGCGGAGGCGTTGTGTTGCCACAGCAAGGGGATCGGAAGCTTGAACTTCGCGCCCTTCGGCTCGACGATGTCGCCGACCCGATCCGCTTCCGGCGTCGAAGCGATGCCGGTAATGATGCCGGCGCCGTCGTCAACGGACTTGATTTCGAATGTCGCGTAAGCGCGGTCCATCATTTTTCAGCCTTTCGGGGCATCAGAAGCTCGCCCATCAGCCAAACCGACGGGATCGAGATAATCATTTCGGTCCCTGCCACGACGGACAGATAGGCGAAGTACCAGACGAATATCCCGCCCGCCACGCTTAGAACCCAGTAGTAGATTTGTTGCATCCGGCTGCCGCCGTCGTTGCGTGTAGCCAGGTCAGGACTCCGTCGGTGATCGTCGGGGTGATGGTCACGACGCAGCCGTTCACGACCGCGGTTCCGGTCACGACGATCGCGGCAGTATTGGCGGTCAGGACGGCGGCGCCGAACTTCGGAGCGGGGAGCGCAACCGGCTCGTAAAAGCCGCCGACGTTCAGTTCGCCGACGGTGTCGCAGGCGGTCAGGAGATTGGAGTTGTTTTGCAGGCACTCAGCGATCGCGAGCTTTGCGGCGGCTTGCGAACTGACGTTGTCAGCCCACCGCGATCGCGCCGTGTACTGTTGGTACTGCGGAATGGCGATCGCTGCCAGGATGCCGATAATCGCGACGACGATCAGCAGTTCGATCAGGGTGAAGCCGGATTGCTTTTTCAAGGGTGACGCTCCGAAGGGTTAGCGGAACAGGGGTCCGAACAATTGCGCCGCGACCCAACAGGCGAGGCCGGCAGCCAACAGATTGAAACGCGGATGCGACGGAACGCCGACCGCGGACAGGATGAAAAGAACGAGGGCGGCGACAAGGAAGACGGTGACAAGCATGGCCTACCTTTCACGAATAAAAACGGCCGGTATGGCAACGGCCGGAAAGGGGCGCGGAAAAGCTGCGGAAGGGGTAAACGCCGCGCCCCGAGGAGAATCAAGCGAAATACAGTTTCGGTTTCCCGACTTCAGGCGGAGCGGAAGGCATCACGCCGACCGCATTCGCGAGCGCCGTCATACCGTCAATCCGGCCGCGCGACTTGATCTTGTCGAACTTGCGGGCGCCGGACTCGCCGACGACCCGCGCGTTGTGCCGGCACATATTCAGGATCGGGTGCCCGCCGTGCCGAAGCTGCGCGTTCATCAGCTTGACCTCGAGTTCGCGCAGCGCCGGGGTCATGGATAGCGTTCCCTGCCCGAACGGGATGAACTTCGCCAATTCCGCTTCGGTAAAGCCGGCCTTGACCAGCCAGGGGGTCAAGAAGTTCATCAGCGCCCGGTCGAACCCGATCGCCTGCACCTTGTAGCGGTCGAAAACGCCCCGCAGGAACTCGGCGACGTGTTCGTATTCGATCGCCTTACCCGGCGTCGTGTTCAGGAAGCCTTGCCGCTGCCAGAGGTCGTAAGGAACCTTTTCCTTGCGCCCCTTCTCGGCCAGCCCCTCGGCCGGCAGCCAGAAGGTAGGGTGAACTCCGCCCGTTTCGTCGACCGCCACGAACGCCGTCAGGTCATGGACCGACGACAGGTCAAGCCCGCCGTAAATCTTCAGCCCTTCGCCATTGCCGGCCGGCGCCCCGTTGGCGTCCCATACCGACTTCGACACGAACGGCGAAAGCGCCTCGACCCTCTGATTAAGTATCAGGTTCCGGAACTCCGGTTCCGTCGCCGCCAGCGCAACCGCCTTCTTTGCTTCCTTCTCGACGTCGGCGACCGACCGGAAAGCCCCGAGAGCCGGGTTAGCCGCCGCCCACGCCTTCGGGTCGTCTAAGGCGCAGTCCTCCGGCGCCGCGTAAAGGTGCGAAATAACGCGCGGGTCCGGCGCCGCAATCTGTGCATCAAGCCAAGTCGAAAAGAGGTCATTGTCCGTTGGCGCCTGCGTCGAAATGGCAATCAGGAGCGCATTCTTATAAGCGCCCTGCGCCGTCGTGATCGCGGTCACGAACTTGTCCGTCGGCCCGACCACTTGCCCGACCTCGTCCAGAATCGCCAGAATCGGCGACAGGCCGTGCGCCGTCTTGCCCTCGGCCGCGAGCGCCCGGTACAGGACGTTTTTCCGCAACCCGATCAGCCGCTTCCCGGATGGCTGGACCCTGACGACCATCGTCAGCTTCGGCGAGAAGTCAACCATCTTGTGCGCCAGTTCGAACACGACTGCCGCCTGTTCCTTCGACTGCGCGCCGCTGACAATCTGCGAATTCTGGACCGCTTCCGGTCCCGCTATGTGCGCCAGCAGCAACGCAGCTATCAGACCCGTCTTGCCATTCTTCCGGGCGATGCTCAGGTAAGCCGAATGCGTCCCGTAGGGGTTGTCATAGACGTCAAGGACGAAGCGCCGCTGAAACGGCTCGAGCTTCATCGGCCGGCCGATCTTGTCGCCTTCAGGGACGATGCAATAGCCCTCGATAAACGCACAGACCCGCTCGCCGCGGGTCATCTTGGCGACCTTTTTCGCCTTCACGCGAGTAAAGCGTCTTCCTCTAGTTCGCGCTGCACCTTGCGAGCCGTGCTGGCAACCTGACGCCGGCCAGCCTCGTCGCGCGTATCGCCGGCGATCCGGCCACCCATCCGCAGGGTACGCATGAACGCCATTTCCCGGCGCGCCAAAGCCTCGAGGACCGTCGCGCGAGGGTTCATGATCTGCGTCCCGCGAGCGTTTACAAGTACCGTTCCCTCGACCTCAAGTGCCGCGGACTCTACCTCGATGTCCTGTTGAACCCGCGCCAACTGTGCCGCGACTACCAGGTCAGCCTCGGCCCATTCGTCGCGCGTGCGCGAGGCCATGATTCCATCCCAAAACGGCCGA